TGTGGCTTTTCGTTGTTGTAATTCAAAACTTCCTACCGCAATAAGGCTACTTGTATCTCCTTGTTGTCGTGCTTCAACAAAAACTTCTTTACGGGACCAGGGACTTTTAACTATGGCAACAGGATCATACACCTGCTGAATAACTCTATCTGCTCCTTGCCCTTCCCCGCCCACATAAGCAAAGTTTTGTTCCGCGCTGTAGTTTTGAGATAAGATAGGAATAAGCATATTATCTCGTTCTGTACTGAAAACTACTGGATCATTTCCTTCTACATTTCCTTCTCTTGAATCTTTACCCCAAATCTCTCTTGCATCAAACACAAAATTACCTACAGCAGTTCCCCCATATACCCCAAAATCTAAATTACCCTGCTCAGAAACGGTTTCACACACAGAAAGCAAATTCGTATAACGTGCTGAATAAGATACTGAATCTCCCGCTCCAAGATTTGCCGATATTGAAAATCCTGGTGCAATCCGGTTATTATCTGCGGGTGAAATAAGGCAGTCGCTTACATATTCTTTAATAACTGTTTCAGCGTTACCTGTTTTAGTAGAATATTCATATCCTGTTGGTGGTTCTACAACCCTGCGTTGTAATAGGTTAGTATATCCAGAACCGTAGAGATTAAGGATAATGCCCCCATTAACTCTGACTTGATCCACCAGTGTTTGATGAAACCCCTCATAAACTTTACTTTTTACTAACGTAATAGGATCAATACGATAGACTTCAAAAATCCAATCAGGTTGGATAGATCGTAAGGTAACAAGGTCTGGATCATCGTAACCAAATTCTAAAGTAATCTGGTGATTCCAGGGGGCACTTATTCGTTGGTGAAATTCTAATGAACTCCATTTCTGAAGAAATAATACAAATGTTCCTGTGTGATCATATACCTTAATTGTGTATAATTCGAAAGGTAATGTCATATAAATGCTCCCAGTAATTCTACTGTAGCATCTAGTGTTCCTGCACCCGTAGCAACAACATCAATTCTAAATTGGGGAATAGCAGATTGAGCATTATACACAGGCTGATTCACTGGAACAACACATGTTAATTCTCGGTAAACATCGTTTGTTACACCATCTAATTCTAATCTTCCATAGTCTGCTGCAAATGGTGCAACATATCCTAACACCCCAATACTTGCCGTTCCAGCAGCAGATCCTTGATCTCTAGCACGTAAACGAGCTACAACAGCTTTTGTTTGGGGTTGAATTTCTCCATTGAAGGAAGCTGTTAAGTCTACGGTGGTTGTTCCTGTTGATTTGGCTGTATCTGTCCAAGCAGCATCAGCTAAAGCACTCGTAAATCCAATGTATTCATGAAACTGTCTGAATGGACCGGGATGATACCCCTCTACAAAAATGGGCTGTCCAATATTGGTTATTCCACCATCACTAATAAACTGGATTCTAAACCCGTAAAAATTTGTTGGAACGGACGTAATTTTAAAGGTGATAGAAAAATCTATTTCATCATCGGCTGTAAGTTCTATAAATTCCTGAACAGCTAAGGTTGCAGTTGCACTACCAGAACTATTTATAGAATATACCCGTGCCTCAAGTCTTGACGTATCTCCATCTATTTCTTTAAAGGATACTCGCAGAGTGTAAGGAGTATTAACAGCTACACCCCTTAACCATACATTTTGAAAATATCCCCGCCCACTATTTACAGAAAAAGATTGTCCACGAGACATAATGGATGTTTTTTCTGCTGCTGTGGCTGTAGTTACTGTGCCAAAAATAGTATCGTCCCAATTTTCGGGTATACCAGACCCATTAAAACACATGAATTCACTATTTGATAAAAGGTTATTCTGAGAATATTTAGATAGTGTATAGTTAGTAACAGCAAACTTACGTTCATCTAAAATATATTTCTGAGGAATATAGTTAGGGTACAGGTAAGTAACATATAATAAAGCAATAGGAGATTCCCATATTGCACCAGTTTGAGTTAATACAGGACGTTCTAATAAAGTATAATCTGATACTCCAATTCCTTCTTTAATAACTAGTCGAATTGTTTGATCAGATGTGTTTAACTGTAGTACAACATAATCATATCTGTAATATCCGTAACTTGGTTTTGTAACCCCCAACGATAGTGGAGCATCGTTAATGTAGACGTAATTTTGAATAATGGCTGCACCACTATTCACAGAAACCGAGTATCCACCTGTCCAGGTTATGTTTAAATCATTGAGATACCCAGGAATAACATAGACATCGTCAGATGTTTCAACATGAATGCCACACATATATTTATTAAATTCAGTTTTGTTATATGGAGCATAGGTTGCATCACCTGTAACGACTCCATCCCATAAAAATGATGTTTCTGTCATGTTGTTAGTCCTACTAGTGTATATTGTTTGTTAATTGTTCCTGCTCCTGATGCAACTGTATTCGTAGTATAAGTAGCTGAAGAAACGGGCGATACTGCGGGTATAAATCCTGTAGAATGTCTACGAACACTGTTAGGTAATCTTCCTACCTCTGTTCGTAAATTGTTTATTCCTACCGAATGATAATAACTATCCGCGCCAGAGGATGCAGTGTCATATACAGTTTGTTGAACAAGTAAGCTGGATTCATATACAGAATAATAAGGTAAAGGAATATTTAATTCGCCTGCTAGAGTAGTTCTAGTTACTGTAGAAGCTCCTGTACTTGCTGTACTTACAGAAGATTGGGATGGAAATTGGGCTAATACTAGTTCCTTACATGGTACAAATGGTGCTTCTATTAATCCCCAGGATAATGTAACAGGATATAGATGTACTTCTCCGGCAAAAGCAATGGAAAGTGAAATATAGGCGGCTAGAGAGGATAGAGCTAGCCTGTATTTAATCAACACGGGTTCAGAGGTAGGATCAAGTATGTTAGTTGTTGTTCCATTAAAACTAATTTCTGCACCACCCGAAATAACATGTAGATAAAAAGCAATGGTCGCTCTTGAGAAAGCTGGATATAGCGTAGATGAGGCGTTGCTAATAAATACATCTGTATTAATACTTGGACCACCAGAAGGACTGACTAAACGAATAATATTTCCTCGTTCAGTAAGAGTATTATTGGGTGTAATGTAATTAGTAACTGTGGGGGTTCCTCCTGAAATGTACCAGTATGCGGGGGCGTACTGTGCATCATTTGCCCCGTAAATAAATTCACTATTGTGCATAAAATTCATGATAGGAGCTGATTGAGCAGTTGGTAAAAATATACGTTCATCAAATATCATTGTTTGCACAATTGCTGCTGTAACTGAATAAATAATTCCTATTTTAGCTAGTGGATATTCAAATATTTTACCCGTATCTTGTTGCAATGTTGGGGAGGTTGGAGAAGAAGTTAATTCTTCTCCCTTAACAACCGCCAACCGTGCTGTTTGTGCTTCCCAATCAATACGGATAACGATTCTATCAATACGTTGTCCCGCATAAGTGCTAATAGGGTCTATGGTAAGTGCAGTAGACGCGCTGTTGTTGAAATAAATACCCTCAATAAATGCCGAACCTGCACTTACGTCTATCTCCATATCTAAACCAGAAGCAGAAACAGCTAGATTAGTCATACCTAGTGCTGTTTCATCGGCTAAAATTCCGTTTCTAGAACTAGATACAAGCTGACTAAATATTGTTTTAAATATATCTGCATTATAGGGAGATTCAGTTGCATCTCCACGCATTGATCCGTTATGCCAGTATGAATGTTCAGTCATGTAATAATTCCTATAATCTCAAGAGTAGCATCTAGTGTACCTGCTCCACTCGCAGTAACTACTACAGCAAATCTACTTGATGTGTCATTGGGCCATATAGATACCCAACCTAAACCAGATTCCCATTCATCATTGGGTAATCCAGTACAAGATACAACAGCAGAAGGAATAGTTGATGTATAAGCATACAATTTAATGCTTGTACCATCAGCTACGGCTGCGCCAGCCGAACCAGAATCTCTACATCTTACTCTTAAAACTACCCCACGTACTCCACGTGGTATAATCCCCCCAAAATCTACATTTAAACTAATAGTAGTTGTGCCAGTAGATTTAGCGGTTGCTGTCCAGTTAACATCAGCAATTGCATTATCTAACCAGATTAATTCCGATTTTCTTACACTTTCTTTTGTACCAGCCACATAGCCTGGAATAACCGCCATGTCGCCAATATAAGCATCTGTAGCTGCATTATCACTAGTAATTACAATACGTATTGCATTTTGTTCTGTGGACAAAGGATTAATACGTATACGCATAATAAATTCAGTAATTCCTTCTGTGCCCGCCCCAGGAGAGGCCATTACCCAAAAAGTTTTACTGTCAAATAAAATAGTTCCACCATCTAATATATCTACGTACACATCGACAGTTAATGATTGAGCATCAACTTCAATATATCCTCGAATGGTCCAAATTTCCCCATCCATAGTTGAACCACGATTAATGGGAACAGTAGTTTCAATACCCTCACCCGCCCCACCTTGAAATCTCACCCATTTACCACGAACAGTTCTTCCTCCACCCGTACCAAAAGACGTTGCTGGTGTATTAACTAAAACCCATCCATCAGGAGCAGTATTTGTTCCACCACTGGTTGCCATAAATTCTGGATTGTGAAGAATGTTTTCAAATACATGTCGTTGCGCATCTGGACCAATATACTTAAATACTCGTTCATCATGTATAAGCGAGTCATCAAATAAATCAATGGTATGATCATACGCACCTGTAACATATAACCACGCAATAGAAACTTCGTTTGAAGCTACGGTAGGTGGTCTTGGTGTTGCCGCTTCAGCCCCCTGCTTTATCTCAACCCGCACTGTTTGATTTACTGTGTCTTTATCTAATATAACTCTGTAAATAGCAGGATTAGCACCCGCAGTTGCAGGAACATCTAGAGTAACTTCTTCGTCAACAATATAAAGAACACCTCTTACCATAGCTACCCCAGGATACACAATAACTTTACCTGGATTTGCTGTGTCTCCTTTAACGGCTAGTTCATCTCCTGCAATCTGAGTGCCAAAAAGATAGCCTGGAACAACAAAATAGCCGTAAATATCATCCATAATTGTAGCTATTTCAGCATCATCGTAGGGAGCTAAAGTAGAATCTCCAACACTTGTTCCATCCCAAAAATAACTTGTTTGTACCATTATATACCTACATATTTAGAATAGTATCTAATTACAACTTCAGTATCAGCGTTATATTCAGATACATACACGAGCATAGTATTCGTACTTCCACCAACAATACTAAATTCTGCTAAATTAGATTGTTTTAGTTTACTAATTAAATTATTTCCAAGATTATCTGTTACAGTTCTGTAGTTAGGTAATAAATTAAACGTAACTGTTATACCAACATTTATAAAATAGTCTAATTCTAAAGATATGTCGGTGTCTTGGTTGGTAATTTTAAGCCCGTTTGTAGGACCAGTTACTTCAATGATGGGGTAGGATTCCCACGTACCTTCATAGGCTAGATTTTCTGTTCCAATTGCTGCGCCCACCATGAAAGGAAATGTCATGGGAAGTGTAAGGTATTCTATAAACGTATCTACAGTAACTACCTGCTCTGTTGGATCATATATAATTGGATCGGGAGCGATAAAATCTAGTGTTTCTAATATACCGTATTTAAACCACTGAGGGTCTGCTTCATATTTCAACCCACGATTAATATAACAATCTATTGCACGAGTTTTATATGTGTCGTTTTCAATATATTCCCACTGCAATCTGCCCAATTCAGGTAAGTTAGGATTGGTTGTTTGCAGACCTAACATATTAATCAAACGACTTCTTTCAGCAAAATATTCTGTTCTAGAACATCCGGTCTTCATTACATCTAGTGAGATAGTTCTAGGTTGAAAACGATACCCCAACAGGCTCTCCCCGTGCTGAAACGGTCCTGAAATAGTGTGTGTAGACACCGCAGGATACCCCCATCCAGTCATGTTGGCTACAGCCCTGTTAGGTGGAGAGTGGAGGTTTATACTTTCGCCATCAGCACGAATATACCGTATTAATTCCCCAGTTTTAGACATTGTTCACTGCCTGTGCCATTCTCCACGTTCGTAAAAGTTCATCTCCCATTTGTTGTTCGTTCTGCATAGGAACAGCGTTGATGGTGGGGGAAAATACCGATGAGCGCTGATTATTTACAGTAGAATAACTGGTATTTGTTACTGTTTTTCCAAGTGCTGCATCCATCATGTGATCGGATAGAGCTTTAGTAGATAAAGAAGCACCTACAGTAATTCCACTAAAAGTAGATTGAACTGTTTTCATCATGTTTGGAATAGCTCTTGCCCACCCAACCTGAAGACCAGCAACATAGTTTTCACCAATATCTGCCATAACTTTAGAAGGAGAAAATATTTTACCAATAACTTCCCCAAGATAGGGTATAGACTCGAATAGTCCTGTTACTGTTTCTGTAAAATCGTTCCATTTATCTAAGATACCTTGTTTAAGATTACTTATAATGTCTCTACCTATCTGTAAAGCAGAAGTAACAAGACCGGAAAACGCATTTTTAATTTCTGTTACCTTACTTCCTATCCATATAATAAACATGCCCCACATTGCTTGTATGCCACCCTGTATGCTAGTGACAAGATTTTTACCAAAGTTTAAAATATCTCCCATTATATTTGTAAAAGTAGTTACAATAGAAGCCGCTTTTTGTTGCACCCACGCTATATATGACTCCCACAAAGATAACATACCCTCCCATATTTTGTTAATAAATTCTTTTCCAACATCAAATATATTAAAACTACCCCCTAGTCCAAGTTTTTCTTTGACAGAAGTTATAAGCTCATTAAATTTACTTCCTACCCAATCTTTAAAGGCTTCCCAAAACTTTTTAATACCGTCCCATAGACCATTAAGTACATCAACACCTATTTCAAAAAATACAGTTGAGGGAGAAGATATACCTAGTTTTTCTTTGATCCAGTCAATAAACCCCTGTATTGTTCCTGTAATCCAATTCCAAACGGAGTTCCACACACTTTTTAACCCGTCCCAAAATCCAGTAATAAGGTCTGAACCAGATTGTATTAAATCCATCCCTTTAAAACGTTCCCACAATTCTTTAAGAATTGTTTTGAAGTTTTCCCATATTCCAATCCACGCTTTAGCTTTTTCACGAAATCCGTCTATTGCATCTCTTAATCCCCACACATTGTTGGTATAGGCGTAGATAAGCCCAACAACAATAGCAAAGGGAGCGGCTATAAGAAGCAGCGGTGCAAGAACTGCACTAAGAGATGCTATCAAAGGTATAAGGCTGGCTGTAATAAAAGTGCTTATGGTTGCTGCTAAACTGAGAATAACAGGAATTAATACAAGTTTAATTGCTGCTACAATAGCTACAAGTCCAATAACTGCTTTTTCGGGGTCAAGGCTCAACAAGTCTACTAAACCATATAAAAGAGTATTAAATGCATCCTCGAATTTTAGAGAAGCTAAATCTCCTAGTGCATCAACAATAACACGAATACCAATTCCCAATCCCGGTAACGCTAATGCAATCGCATCAATACCTATTGTAGCTAATGCGCCTACGAATAATACAATAGGCAATAATATTTTTAGAATGGATGAGGGATCAATTTTACCTATTTCTTTTACAAATCTGGATACTCCATCTACTACATCGTCTAAAACATTGGACAGTTGATCAATAACAAACTGTACTTCATCTGATTCAAAAACATCTACAAGGTCTTCGTATAAATCTTCCCCGCCAAGTTCAGTAATTACTTTTTCAAATGCTTTTGAAAAACCTTCTTTAAATGCTGGAAATAAGACATCTTTAATAGTATCACTAATTTTAGTAAAATCAATACTTTCTACCTGATCTATAATCCATCTACCAACATCTAATGTTACGTCAAGTAATGCATCACCAATTACTAACGCCACCGCTGCCAAGCTACCAGCAATTAAACCTGCAATATATGAAAGTGATTCAAGTACAGTATGCGTTTTAATATATTTCTTTAAGTCAGATAATTCAGTTCCTAGTGTGTCTAAAGCGCCTTCAATAGCAGGAATCCCTTCTGTTTCTATCCATGTTTGTACTTGGGAAACAATTTCAGAAAGGCTTTCCTGTATAGAATTGAACGTGTCTCTGCCCCATCGAAGTGCATCTTGTATTTCAACAGGCAGTTTATGAAAGGCGTTTTTAGTCTCTTGAACTACTGTATCAACCGCAGTATTAAAAAGTTCTACACCATCTGTTTTAATCCAGCGGGTAGCGGCACGAACAGAATCCATAATCATAACTTTCATTTTTGCCCACTCTTGTTTTAAGACAGGCAAAAAGTAAGTTTTAATAAAACGTATAAATTCTGATAAAACTATCTTAGCATAGGCAAAAGCAGACTTAATATCTCCCGATAAAAGGCTTTTTAATCCACCCATAAAAGCTGGTCCCATTGGGCCTAGTTTAGCAAAATCACCCAGTTTAGAAAATACTCCGAACAGATTAGATAATGAACTGGATAGTTGACTAAACACATCCCCCAAACCAAATACATTTTTCTTGATAGCAACAAAAGCTAATGCTATGCCTCCAAGTCCTGCAAAAAGAAGGGGGTTTGCAAGTAGAGTAAACAGAGGCGTAAAGAATGAACCGAGGTTTAATTTACTTAGTCCTGTTCCTATTAATCTAATAGCAATTCCAACACCCACTAAAGCTGGACCTACTGCAATTAAAGCAGTAGTTAATTTTATAATCATTTGAGCGTTTTCATCACTGGCGTTAAAAAAGTTAGTGAATATTTTAATTGCTCTTGTCATTGTTTCAAATGTTTTATCAAGAGAGGGTTTAAGCCTATCAAACACAGCAATACTTAACGCATTAAAAGCATTTTTCATTAAATCAATTTTAGCTTTTGTTGTTGCAAATTTCTTTTGTACTTCTACCTGTAGTGCGGTTTGTTCTACCCAAGCAGTGTTTGATAATGTAACATTTTCTGTAAGATTTTCCATGTTCGGTCCAAGTACGTTAATAACGGATCGAACACGTATACCACTAAATCCAAGTTCTGTTAAAGTTGCTTCTGTTACTTTACCCTGATCTTGTAAATCTGCAAGCTGCGAAAGAAACCGCTGCATTGTCCCAAGAGGGTCTGCCCCAAACGAATCAGCAAATTGTTTTTCAGATACCCCCAAAATATCAGCAAAAATACCTACCTTAGTAGATGCTTCTTCCATAGCCTCATTCATGTCTAGCATAGTTTTCATACTTACATGACGAATAATATCATCTGTGGTTACAGTTTCATCGTGTAGTTCTCCCATTTTACGGGTATAGTCATCAGCAGATATTTGGGCATTTTCTAAACTATATTTCAGATTTTCATATCTATTAGTTAAGGTTTGAGTTTTTTTATCAAGCTGTTCTTGGGTAATAAGACCTGCTGCAAAGTCTGCATGAAGTTTAGCACTTTCCGCTTCTACTTCTTTCATCTCTCTTTTATATTTATCAATAGTATTTGTATTTCTCTCTATTTGAGAATTTAAAGATGCAACAGAACCGTTTTGACTTCCCAAATCATCTAACAAACTTCCAACACCTTCAAGATTAAGTCCGGTTCCCTGTAACGCAAACTCCAACTCTGTTAAATCCGTTACCCCGCTATTAATAAGATCACGTAGTCTATTTAGACCACTTTCCATTTGTTTATTAGACTCGTTAAATGCGTCTTGTCCTGCACCCGCTGATTTTGATGCTTCTGTCATTGTAAGAAGTAAGGTGGACATAGCAGTACCACCCGCTTCTGCCTGAATACCCATTTCAGTCATAGATGCAGCTAAAGCTAATACCTGTGATGTAGTCAATCCTGCTAAATTACCCGCAGGAGCAAGGCGCATTGTCATATTTAATATTTCTTGTTCGCTAGCAGCAGTCGTATTACCTAAACCAACAATTGCAGACGAAAACCCCCTAGAAAATTCAATCATATCTTCAGAAGCAACGCCATAAATATTAGCTACTCGTGCCATAGCAATTGCTGATTCTTCAGCAGTAATGTTGGTAGCTACACTCATTTGGGCGGCTATTTTA